GTTTTTGGAACTGCAAAACGAATGATTGAATTAGATGAAGAACTTTCATCAATGTTCACTTTGTATCGTGATGCCATTGAATTCAAAGAAAAGGCTTCGGTTTATCGTGTGCTTTCCGCCGAGGCTTACACAAAAGAAGGTTTGAATCCTTCGCCACTTGTTATCTTTGACGAAGTTCACGCCCAACCAAGTTGGGATTTATGGAACACACTTTCACTTGCCGGTGGCGCCCGCGCCGATTCTTTACTTTTCGGAATCACAACCGCCGGAATCAAGACACAAGCCAATGGACAAGATTCATTGTGTTACTCGCTTTACAATTACGGACAACGAATTGTGAAGGGCGAAGTCAAAGACCCTTCATTCTTCTTTGCTTGGTGGGAACCAACAAATGTTGAAGGTGACCACCGCGACGAAAAACTTTGGGCACAAGCCAACCCGGGTCTTGGCGATATTGTGGATTTGGATGATTTCAAATCTGCCGTGCTTAGAACACCGGAAGCCGAATTTCGCACCAAACGAATCAATACATTTGTGAACACTTCGGTTGCTTGGTTACCGGCCGGTTCTTGGGAATTGTTGGAAGACAAAACCCGGGAACCGATGCCGGGCGAAGATGTTGTTCTTGCCTTTGACGGCGCGTTCTCAAACGATTCAACGGCACTTGTCGCTTGGCTACTTGGCGGAGAAAAACCGCACCTCATGGTTGTTGGTATTTGGGAGAAGCCCCAAGATGCCGAACAAGGGTGGCATGTGCCGGTTGCCGAAGTTGAACAAACAATCATTGCAACGGCAAGAGATTCACGATTCAATGTTCGTGAAATTGTTTTTGACCCTGCAAGATGGCAACGAACTTTTATGGTTCTCGATGAAGAAGGTTTGCCGGTTTTGTCATATCCGAACTCGGCCGAACGAATGGTTCCGGCAACACAAAAGTTTTATGAAGCCGTTGTGAATTCTTCTTTCACCCACGATGGAGATGAAAGACTTGCTCGCCATGTTGCCAACTGCGTGACAAAACAATCATCGCGTGGCGTTATGGTGGCCAAGGCATCTGCCAAACGAAAGGTTGATGCTGCCGTTGCTGCAATCTTTGGTTATGACAGAGCAACACAACCACCGGCACCAAAAGCGCCGGTCGCAAGATATTTTTCAATTCAGGTTTAAGGAGCGAAATGAAGTTGTTCAACAAAATTGATTTTTCAGTTGTAACCGAAGTCATTGGAATTGTCTTTGTTGCAACCGGTCTTGCAATGTTCTCGGTTCCACTTTCCTTGATTGCCGTTGGTGGATTCCTTGTTTGGCTTACAGAAAAGGGTGAATGATGGCCGTTGAATATGATTTGGCTATTGACCAAGGTGCGACCTTTTACATCAATTTTGTTTATGAAGATGAAAACGGCGATGCAGTTGATTTGACCGGTTACACGGCAGGGATGCAGTTCCGCGAATCTTATTCAAGTGCTGCAGCTACCGTTTCACTCACAAGCCCTTCCGGTGGAATTGTTATCACACCGGCAACCGGCACAATCTCGGTGACAGTATCGGCAACAAACACCGCATTGCTCACCGCGCAAACATATGTCTATGATTTAGAAATCACCGATGGGGCCGGCGTTGTCACACGCGTTGTGCAAGGCAAGGCATTGATTGCGTTCCAAGCAACAAAATGATTCTTGAGAATAATTCAACGGTGACAATCACCAAGCCTTCGATTGCAAATGTTGCCATCACTAAGATTGGCATTCCTAGCGTTGCAATCAAGAAGGTTGAAGTTCCAAGTGTTGCAATTGCAAAAGTGCAACCGGCGGATGTCACCGTTGGAAAGTTTTCAATCTCAACAAAATTCAAATCAAACTATCGCACCGCCGTTCGCACCAATGTTTGCAAGAACCCAAACTTTGAAACCGGTGTTGCAGGTTGGACAAGAAGTTCCGTGAATTGGCAATTGCCCACTTCATACACAACAGATGCTTTCCTTGGAACTCGTTGCATGCGTGGTGTTGTGAATACAGCTTCAATGGCAATTGCAGGGCAGGGGCTTTATTTCACCGCAAACACAACTTATCGTTACCCCGCACAAGTAGGTGACACATTCACCGTGAGTTGCTATTTGAAAACATTGACCGGTTCGCGTAGTTATGGAATAGGTGTTTTTACATTTAACACGGCAACAACATCAACAAGAGTTGAACCGGAATTGGCAATTCCTTTGCCAAGAATTTTACCATCAACATCTTCTTGGACTAGAACAAGCCACACTTACACCATAACCAATCCAAATTCATTATTTATGTCACCAATGATTACAACAAACACCGCCGGTGCCATTGGCGATTCAATTTTGATTGATTGTGTGCTTGTTGAAAAGAATGGCGAATTGCTTGATTATTTTGACGGAACTTACACAACGATTGACCGAGAATTGAATCCCGGCTTGAAATGGGAAGCAACTGCCGATGATTCATTTTCATACTCAACAGTTCAAGCAAGTGGAAGTTTGAACATTGAACAAACCATCACAAGAATAAATGAGGCAACCGCATGAGTTTAAGCAAAAGAATCCGCAAATCATCGGAAAAGCGATACAACGATTCACAATGGGTTGAACCACTAATTCCGGGCCGACCTGCATTCATGGCACCTTCCGGAATTGAAGTCAATGCAGATTCGGCAATTAGAATGTCAACCGTTTATGCTTGTGTGCGTTTGTTAGGTGACACAATTTCATCATTGCCACTTGGCGCATATGTTAGGCGCGGTCGCAATCGAATTTCTTATGCTGCAGCATATGGCTCACAACCGGAATGGGTGAATCGGCCAAATCCCGACACATCACGCCTTGAGTTTTTTGAGCAAGTCATTGCATCGTTAAATCTTCACGGAAATGCCTTCATCCTTACCGTGCGCGATGATATGGGCGAAGTTGTTGAATTGTATTGCCTACATCCCGAAGATGTTCGAATCAAAAGACTTGCACCGGGTGAACCGCTTGTCTATGAAGTAAGAGAAGAATTCGGAATGCGGATTCTGACAAAAGATGAAATCTTGCATATCCCAATGTTTAGACTTCCGGGTTCACATTACGGATTGGGGCCGATATCTGCAGCGCGTTTGACAATTGGCGCAGCAATGGCAGCCGATACTTATGCAGCAAGTTATTTTGGAAACGCAGCAAATCCCGGCGGTGTCATTGAAGTTCCCGGTGAATTAACCGAAGAGCAAGCAAGCGACATTGGCCGTGATTGGAACATCACTCACACCGGCCCATATCGTGCCGGCAAAATTGGCGTTTTATCCGGTGGAGCTTCTTTCAAGCCATTAACTTTGAACGCTGCAGATGCACAATTGCTTGAAGCACGCCGATTCAATGTTGAAGATATTGCCCGCTTGTTCCGTGTTCCGATTAGCCTTCTTGGTCATCCGGTTTCCGGCGCAATGTCATTCGCATCGGTTGAAGCACAAAACCTTTCATTCGTTCAACACTCACTTCGCCCATTGCTTGAAAGACTTGAGCAATCACTTTCGGCATTGCTTCCCGAATCAGATGGATTCATCAAATTCAATCTTGATGCCCTTCTTCGTGGAACAACAATCGAGCGTTATGATGCTTACACAAAGGGCCTTCGTGAAGGATTCCTTTCACTCAATGATGTTCGCGCCGTTGAAGATTTGTCACCGCTTGGTGAAGCTGGTGACCAATACAGAGTGCCACTTCAAAACATTGATGCTGCCGATGCCCGCGATGTCGGCTTGAATCTTCGTGCAGATATTGCATCGAAGTTGATTCAAGTTGGATTTGACCCGAAGGCCGTCACCGAAGCGGTCGGTTTGCCGGATATGGCACACACCGGATTGCCTTCAAGTCAGTTGCAACAGATTTCAACAATTGACCCGGCAGACCCGCAATCAGTTTATGAGGTTGAATAAATGCCTTACTTTATTTCAGACAAACAAAGTGATTGTCAGGGATGGGCTACCGTCAAAGAAGAAGATGACGGTTCTTACACAACAATTGGATGTCACGGAACAAAGCAAGATGCAATTGACCAAATGGTTGCAGTTTCAATCTCGGAAGATATGGAGCCGGGCGGAGAAGTTCGGGCAGTTGATTTAACTGCACCGCAATTCATTCGTGACAACGCAGCAAGAGGCTTGAGATATCTTGAAGAAGGTTTTGGGGGAGATGGCTTGACCGATGCCACAAAGCGTGAAGCGCGTGAAATGGCAGAGGGAAGAATCACGGAAAACAAAGTTCGCAAAATGGCACCTTGGTTTTCAAGACACAAGGTTGACGGCGAAGCGCCAAAGAACCGCGATGAATCACATCCGGAATTTCCCGGAGCTGGATTGGTTGCTTGGTTGTTATGGGGTGGCGATTCTAATTTCAGCGATAGGGCACAAAATTGGGCGCAAAGAAAAATTGATGCCCTTGATGCCGAAGCAGATTCAAGGAGTAAAATGAAAAAAGTTGAACGCCGAACATTCACGGTCAAAAACATTGAAGCGCGAGAAGTCGAAGATGGCAAGATGCGCCTTTCCGGTTACGCTGCCGTTTTCAATTCGGCAAGTGTTCCGTTGCCATTCAAAGAAGTAATTGCACCGGGTGCATTTCGCAAAACATTAAGTGAAACCCCCGATGTGCGCCTTCTTGTCAATCACGAAGGATTGCCTTTGGCTCGCACAAAGAATGGCACATTGACAT